TTACCTACTGTACCTGGTCGCGCGCAGGGTATGTCGGGTCTCGTCCCTCGCAATGAACACGAGCGAACCAAGCGAACCACCAACCGCTCAGAGACTGGTGTGCGATCGGATGGGTTGGGTTTCAATGGTGCCAGGCGTTTCATTTCTGCCCAAACCATTGCCCAAAACCCCACCCGATTCAAGACTGATCGCAATGATGAGCACTACATGTACCAAAACCAACCCGCCCCCGGTATTGCCAGCTTTGTCGGTGGGTACACTAACACGGTGGCTTCGCAGGTCGGTGCTAAAAACAACGATGAATTGATGAAGTATGGTTTCCGACCCGAGGATCGTCGTGGCCAAGCGAACCGTATGGGTAACCCCGGTCGTATGAATGTGCGCGAGAGTGCGGGTAAGCAGGGTGGTAAGCTTACCGCTGTGCGTTCGGACACCACCCGTGTAGATGGGCGCGTGAGTGGCGCGAATGGTGGGTGGACTCAAAATTACAAAAACAATGAGTATCACCAATTCAATGCCTACAAGGGTAATGAAAACCCCAATTCCAGGCGCCTCGATATTGCCAAGACACAGCTCCAGAACAACCCCTTGTCACACCATTTATCTTAATGGATTCACCCCTCAAATAGACAAAAACACTCATTAAAATTATGTACAGTAATTTTAATGAAGGTGCACACCCTTAACATAGATAGTAGCCAGCGTAAACTCCTCAATGATTCTAACGTGTATCAAAATATAAATAACTACGTCATTCGTCTAGAAAACCCCATTTATGACGTCTCCCAAATCAAACTTGTTTCCGCACGTATTCCCACCCCCCAATTGATAACATGTGCATCGAATAAGACCTTCAGTGTAGATGGAATTGTCTTCTCTATGGATGAAACCAATTATCCAACTGGGACACAACTGGCTTCAGATCTCGAGACCAAATTAACACCCCCAGATTCTAATATAAACCAAGTTGTCTATGATACCGATACAAATCGACTGACGTTCGCGAATACACACGCCACAGACAATCAATTTACACTCGAGTTTAATACAGGAACAAATGGTCATTCGAGTACGAGTTCTATTTTAACAACTCCACACCAGGTTATAGGATTTGATTCAAATAATTACACATCGGTAGCTGATACCCTCGTCTCGGGTGCCATCAATTTACAAGGGCCAAATTCACTTATTTTAAAAGTAACTGCGGGTTCGGATGAATTCAACCAAACCGTCTACACATCTACACCACACTACACTGGTCATATATTAATGGATGGTACAGACTTTATCAATTTTAAAGGTAATGATGATCATGTTATACACAGCTTCCATTCAGGAACCCACAAGTTTGTTAAAGACATTCAAATTGAGTTTTTCTATATGAGTCACGGGCGTCTCATTCCATACGATTTTATGAAACAAGAACATATTTTGAAATTTGAAATAACATGTTCTACAGACAAACTTGAAAATATGACAAAGGTTGTACTTGATGAGGTGTTACCAAAGAAGGAGGAAGAAGCAATTATAAGTATTCCCAAACAATTGAGGAATCCTTATAATCAAGAAGTTTTTGTATATATTGGAATTATTATCTTCCTGGGGGTACTACTCATTTCCTTTATGAAGAAGCGAGCGTAGGAATTAGCGGGAGACCGCGTAGACTGGCTGAGCAGGCTTGGACACGCGAGTGGAGACACCCGAGATAATCATGTACACCACGATGGACAACAGGGTGGTGAGGACAGCGGTGAGCGCGTACTGAGCACCACCGTTCTTGGGCACCTTGACGATCTGGCTGATGGTCCACCTGACCACATCCATCCACGACATGGCGGCGGCGAAAGAGAAACCGGCAACAATCGCGTTGAGCGATTGGGTCTCCAGTTCCTGGGTAACAAGATTGACAGTCTTAAGAGCAGCCTTCATTGTGAGTTTTATACTATAGTATAGGAAAATATTTCACTCTGGAAGTAGCTGTTCTTGATTAATTTTTTTGTATCTTTTTTTCCTGAGTATATTTGATTTGGCGAATAGTTGTTCGTCATCTGATGAATACGTACTTGATGTATTATCAGAATCTTGTTCATTATCGAGTGTAGTTAATTTTGTGGAAGATTCTGAAAAACTCCATCCATCAGGCTCCCATAGTGTCATCCCTATTAATAGCATTTTTTAAGATTTGCTCGGCTGGATTGCGCGGAGTCCAAGCATCCCAAGAGTCGTACGCCTGGTTGACCTGAATAAAGTTGGGGTTGTTACCAGTGTACCGTGTAAATGGGGGTAGTTCATTCTCTGGCACTGTGACAATGTCTTCTTCATCAGAGTCTTCCTCGTCGTACACATCAGGGAATAGACTACCAGTCACCTGACCAACTTTATGCATCGCACAATATCTAGAAGCATATTCCACATCTTCTGAAAGAATTACATCTCTTCCACAAGCTTTCGAGTATTCAGCTGCGATGACTACACTTTGTTCAAGAACTGGCATAACAATACCAACCATCGCATTCATATAGTCCTCCGCCTGCTTGTTCGCCTCCGCAAGGTCGTTATCATAACCAGTTTTCATTATATCTAATATTTATAATTAAAAAGGGTTTCGGTTTTTCCCCCACACACTCTTAAAATGTTGTAACTTGTGGCGTACACACGAATTTGACGTGCAAAATCAACACAAGATGTTAGACTTAGGCCCAAAATAGCCTCTTTTATCAAATTGAAGTTAACTTGCCCCGTTGGATACCACTCCTCTGGCTGTAATGCGAAGCTGTACGAATAGAATCTCCTGATGAGTTGGGTTTTAGAATGATGAATAGCCCCTTGTATAGCCTTCAAGAATAGAACACTACCCGTATCTTTGGTAATAATATCCTCACCATCTAACTGTAGAGTGAGATGGTCCAGGTTTTCGTATAAAATAAGCTTACCATTCTCCACATTGGAGGTGTTGTCGTAATCAAATGGGGTCACAAAGTTACCCTGGAGGGTTTTGTCTGCTGCATTGACATTAAATCCATGGCGCTGGATAACAAAATGCATTTCCTTGACTGGGTTTTGGAAATCTAGTTTAAAAGTCCCTTTGTTTATACCCACACCCACCTCAAATGCATTCTGTTGAACTTGTGTAATCAAATAATCCCTTGAAGTATTTTGAGTCTCCAATCTCTCCACTACATCTAAGAAGACAACCTCTGTGCAGAGTGAAAACTCTTTAATCTTGGGTTTTAGGGTCGCGAGTACATCCCGTAAGTTTGTACCACCTGTGGTTTTGTAATTCCCTGTAATGTGGACGACCAGATCTTCAACACTCCTCAACTTGAATTCAACCTCAACTTCTTGATTTTTCATGGCACAGAGGGGGATGGCGAGTTCTGGGTTCTTGTAGAAATAGAATGGTAAATCAATCAGAAATTCTTCATCTGTACCCAGTCCCAATGTATTGTGAATAAGGATCCCACTGTTACCATCAACCTCTGAAACCCTCTTAAAAGTGGTTCTCAATGGGTATTTACCGACCAATTGCTCTAGGGCTTTTTGTTTCGTTTGGGTCACGAACTGCTCTGAATATATTTGAAGGTAGTCACCAGTGAGTCGTTCTACCACTTTACCACCAATCAGGAGATCTACGTGTTCAATGAGTGCATGTCCAACTGATTCTATGTACACTATATTTTGGTCGAGTGGGGGGAGTGTACACTTGAGGGTTACTGTCTGTAGCAGATCACCTTCGTTCCGTGGGATGTTGAATCTAACCTTCCTCCCAAAATCGGCTTCACTCTCGGGGTCTATGTCGACATACTGTCTCGAAAAATTGGAATGCTTTTTAAATTTTTCTAGAAAGTACGTGTAGTCTGGGTTTATGGTGAAGTACTTTTCTTGTGGTCCGGTCGCCTCCAATTGAAGTCTACCAGCCATTCCTAGTATATCAATCTAAAATATTAATCCCGCTAAACCACTTTGGATTCTCAACACGTTGTAGTTTATTGCGTACACACGGGTGTTATTTGAATCTACGCTGTTGATTGGATTGATTTTCATTCGTAATGACTTGTGAGCTATACGACTCATATTCACTTGTCCAGTTGGATAATGTACATCAGGTTTCAGTGAGAATGAGTACATCGCAAACCTTGCTGGTCCAAACGTGAATGCAGAGTTATTAAATGGAAACCCAATGTTAAATTCTTTTGCCAATGGGGAATTGATGTGATGTTTCAATGATTGCTCATACACGAGGAACTTCTCATTTCTATTAAAAACAACTTCATTATTGAATCGTAGTTCAACATTTGTAATGGTATTGTATTCATTTGGGTAATTATTTTGAACAGACTCTTCAGATTGAGAGACAAATAACAACTCCTTCACGGGGTGGGAAAATTTAAGTAACACTTCCTTTTCGTTTTCTCCTGGTTTCATCTTAAATTTAGATAACTGCACCTGTGTAATAACATAATCGATGGGGTTGGACTTCAAGAAGTTACTCTCATCCGAATCGACATACACAAACTCTGTATCCAGGGAAAACTTATTGATAGTACCGGTTATATCTTGTTCGTACGAAGGACCGTACAACCCTTTACCACCATAGATGAGCTCAGCCAATGGTCGTGTTTTAATTTTAACTTCCACGAGTTGTTTGGTGAGGGCACACGTTGGAATGGCGAGGGTAGGGTTCCTATGGAAATAGAAGGGTAAATCTACAAAGTATGTATACTGTCCCTGGTAACTTAGGATGTTCCCGTGACCATTAAGGAAATAGAGGGTTTGCTCAGTGTCATCATTGGTGTTGTTAAGCTGCTGCTGTAAGTATATATACTCTCCTGTAATCCGTTCAATGACCTGCCCCCCTATAATCAGTTCAGCATACTCGATGAGATGGCTTATAATAGACGGTGACCACACGGTATCGTTACGACCAGCTGTATCGGGTGCAGGGTCAGTTAACGTGACTTTGAGGGTCATGTTTCGAATGAGGTCCCCTTTATCATTTGGAATGCGACAGTCGAGAACCTCCCCAAAGTCAATTTTCCCATCGAATTGGCTCTCTATGTAATCGACGGCAAACTTCGTGTGTCTTTTGTAATTCATCAGGAAATACGAAAACTGTGGTTCACCTGTGAGCC